CCGAAGAGATAAGTTTTTGCTTCAAATCTTAATGTATATATCAATGCTCTTCTTGTAGCATAATCACCTTCATAATCATCAACAAATGAAACATTGCTTAAAACAATAGGAATATCTCTCTTTTCTCCAATTGACTCTACCAAATCAACAGTTAAATTAAATGATGGTTGGAAGTAAGGAAGTATCTGTTCTACGATCTGTAATGCATCATCATTCAACTTACACATAATACTAAGTTCAAATCCAATATTATAAGGAACTGGCATATAAACTTTCTTTAATTTACTATCTCTACTATCAACTGCTTTAAATGTTTGTGTAATACCAGACTTTCTTGATGCATCATATGAAATATCTGTCATCTCAAATGACATTCGTGGTAATGTTATAGCAATCATCTTATTCAAATCTGGTTGCTGTTCCAATCTTGCTAAGAACTTTTGAGATGGTCCATATGCCAATGGCACCTTCATTTCTTGTGCATTTACATTTTCTTGAGTTTTATGTTTAACATAAATTCCATTAAATAATGTACCAAAACCAATAATGGTTTTTCTTATAATTTCGTGATAATAATAGGTTCCTAACATTAGAATGTACCAAATGGATTTGATTCGGAGAAGTCTAAGAATGAATCTGCATCAAATTCAATGTCTTCATTCTGCCTAAAGTAATCTGTAGTAGTGTTTGCAGTACCAGGTGCTGAAAGTTCATAAGTAGCACCAGATTTAGTTCCAGTAATTCTCTCTCCGTAAGAGAATGTTCCAGTCTGAATACCAACTTGGAGAACTCCAGTATCTTGATCCCAACGCTTAACTCTTGCAGTAACATTGGACAAACTACCAACTACTTCTTCGTTAAACCAGAATGTTCCAACTCCAACTGTAGCACCAGCACCAATTGTAATTGTTGGTGGTGAGAAGAATCCTGCACCAGCATCAAGGATGTATATAGCTCCTAATGGATTAGTTGATCCACTACCAACAACAGCATGAGCACTTGCTGGTGATGCTGGTGATAAAGATGGAAGAGTTATAGCAACGGTTGGTGTAGTTGAGAATCCAATACCATGATTCGTTATATTTATAGTCTGTATACCCTTCTTAGTTGCAGGAACTAATGAACATGTAGCAGCAGCACCTGTACCTCCACCACCACTAATTGTTATAATAGGTGCAGTATTTCCATATCCAACACCAGCATGTGTTAGATAAATGTATTCAAGTGAAGTAATATTATTTCTTGTTGTAAGAACACCAACAGCAGTAGCTTGTGTTCCACCAGCAGGTGGTGCAGCAATACTTATAGTTGGAACACTAGTATATCCAGAACCATCATGATCTAAGAATATTTTCTTAATTCCACCAGTTCCAATAACAGCACTAGCAGTACCAGTTGCAACTGCCTGAACCATTACTAAATCAGTGATGTGTCCTAAATCTTCAACCTTAGTATCAATCTCATCAATAGAAGTATCAATGATTTCATCCTCGTATTCGAAGAGTTCACATTGAAGTTTGTAAATATAATTCTTACCTAACTGGTAGAAAGGATCTTCGTGCTCTACAAATTTAACTTCAAATAATCTATTTCCCAATGGGAAAAATACTAAATCACCTTCTCTAGGTCTGGTGTCTATAATTATTTCATCATCAGGCATACCTTCCATAAAAGGAGAAATAAAATCTTCAAATCTTTCTCTAGAAATACTTACTGTCAATTCATCCTTTAAAGTCATACCAAATTTTGTCATGATATCACCTTGTCCACCGTATCCGTCCCAAGTATCTACATACGCTTCTAATAGAAAATTATCATCAAATTTGGATCTTTCTAGTTCTTCAAAAATAGTGCTTCTATTTACAATTTTTCTTGGAATATAAGTTACCTCAACACCATAAATTTTCAATTGCTCATTAATAAGCGATTGAACTAAATTTTGTTCCGATTCAGAACCTTGTAAAAAGAATGGATTAAGTGCCATTATCCAATAGTGTCGTAAGGTGGAAGTTCATATTCGGTAGACATCCTTTCTTTAATGTCATTCAAATCATTAAGAGCATCTTCGTAGATTTCTCTACCATTAAGTTCAATACCACCAGGTAATTTGGTTCCTTTAAACTTAATTAGATTTTGTCCCCACTGTCTCTTAATAAGAGCAGTTAAATACTTTTTAACAAAACTATCATTATAACCTTGAGTAAATGATGCTGGATCCAATGCTCTATAGCAATCAAGTATTATAAAGTCATCAGCTTGTTGAGCACCCCAATCAATATCCAAATATAATCTATCTTGCCTTTTATTAAATCTTACTTGCTTCTCTGGTGTCAATAAGTAATCAATATCCTCCAGATAAGTCTTTGTCATTGCATATTGTAATAGATCTACGGAATTGAAGTTATAAAGATCATTCAGAAATAACTGATATTTAATACTAAACATTCCACCAGAAATTGAACTAGTATCAAACTTAAATACTTTTTCTATACCAATTACCGAATCTGGTACTTGTATGTAATTAGAACTTTCATACCAAGTACTAGTTATAGAACCAATTCCACTATTTACTCCCAATGATGTAGTAGTTACTATACCAACTCCAGTAGTTCCTTGTGCCTTTCCTCTATCTATTTCTTCTTGAGTAACTTTATGTTTGAGATACATTCTCTCAACACCATCAAAGTGTCTTTCATTAAAGTACTGAAAAGTATCATCAACTAGATCTTCTATTTGATCATCATCGACATTAATTTCCAAAACTGGAGCACCCAGTCTTCTTTTGCAATAGTCTATAAGTTCTTGTCGTGTTGCTGGTTTTGCCATTAGAATTGCTGAGAATCAATGTTCGCTGCTATTTGCTTTTTAGTTCCTCTGTTTTTTCTCTCCAACTTTTTAGTTAAATCTTCAACCTTTTCTGTTAATTCTTTAACTAATTGACTTAATGTAACTTGTTTTGCTTCTAAAGCAACTACTTGTGAGAATAAATCAAAAGACTTTTGTTGATATGTTATTATCAAATTTTTATAATCAGTTTCATTCATAGTTTTATATAATAAAAAAGGTGGGATTCCTCCCACCTATATTTATAAGTTATTTTTTAACCGTTAGAACGCTCCACCATCGACGGTGATATTATGAAGAATTCTTTGTCCTCCACTGACTCCAATAGTCTCTGTTTGTCCAACAGAATCCTTAATCCATAATGATCCAACTTCTAATGCAGCATAAGCAGCAGCAGTCATAACGCTAGTAGATTCAGAAACATCTGAACCAACAACGACTCTAGCAACAGAATCATCCCAGTATACAGCAGCCTTCTTAGCAGAACCACTGTAATAGTGCATTACCAAACCAACGTCAATGTTGGCATCTGAACTTGGTGCTACTAGTGAACCACCACTATTAACAAGTCCAACTTCAATAAGACTATCTTCAACCTTTAACGTTTCTGTGTTTAAGACTGATTGTGTACCCAGAACTGTTAAATTACCAGTTATGGTTGCGTTAGTTGAAACTGTAAGAGCACCTGTAACTGCAAGTGTCGAACCATCAAATGTCAGGTTTGCACTATCTTCTAGTTCACCAGAAGTACCAGCAATAACAACTCTATTGTCTGTTAAATCACTAATTGCAGCAGAGTTAGCAACTAAACCACCTGCAATATTGGCACCGTTATCAACGTCCAATACATCAATATTTGCGGTTCCGTCTAAATGTAAATCTTTAAACTCTAAACCAGATGCACCCAAATCTACCGCATTATCAGTAAGAGGTAAGATATGAGCATCAAATCTACCAACGGGTGTGATACTATCTGTAGCAGCATCACCAAGGTTTATATCACCATTAAGATCTGTTTGTCCACTTGCATGTAAGGTTGTACAAGAAACAGAAGATGTTGAGTTTCCACCAATAGCAACACCATCAATAGTACCACCATTAATGTCTGCAGTATCAGCAACTAATGAGTCAATCTGTGCTGTTCCATCAATAAAGATATTTCTCCATTCCTGAGAAGATGTACCTAAATCAAATGAATCGTCATCATCAGGAACTAAGTTAGATTTAAATTCACCACCAACGTAGATATCGTCAGAAGTAGAATCACCAAGTCTAACTGTACCACCACGGAATGTAGCAACACCTATAAATTCAGATTGTCCACCTACATATAAATTGCCCGTTATTGAAGTTGCTCCTCCAACATGGACACTCTTTGCAACACCAACACCACCAGCAACTATTAAAGCACCAGTAGTACTAGAAGATGACTCTGTGGTATCTTGTGTTGTAATTGCACCTGTGAAGGTTGGTGCAGCAGTCCAACTTAATACACCAGAACCATTATTTTGTAATATTGCTGAGTTAGCACCCTGTGCATTTGGGAAGGTAACGTTATAAGACGCTGCTAAAGAAGCAGGTGCTTTTAATGTAAAGGCATGAACGCCATTGTTGGTTCCTTCAACTAAGTTGACTCCCGAACCAGCAGTAGCAGTTTCCTTTAACCAATATCGATGCGAACCGAAGAATTTATTATTTCCAGCGTCATTATCGAGTCCAATATAAAAATCATATTTGTCATTGGTGAAAGCGGGTTCCCCTGCTTTCAACGCTGGCAAACTACCGAAAGCACCTCTCTTAAACTGAATAACAGGAGAAGCCATGTTGAATTACTATACTTTTAATTATATTTATGCTTATTCTTTCTTAATTAAAATGTACCCGCATCCATTGCGTTATCTTGGGTTGCATCTGACATATCTACAATGTGATATGGTGATACATGTTCATAGTTTCCTGAAGTGGTATTATACATTAAAACAGTGTTTGTAGCATTTCTATTACTAACATCAATATCATTAATACTACTTAAATTACCTATAACAGCATTTGATGATGATACAAGTTTAGTAGCTTGATACTGTCCTACTCTAACTGATATTCTAGGTGAACTACCTATTCTTACTCTAATGCCCATTAGGTTACTCCATCTCGTACTAATGCCATACCTTCAACAACTCTTTCTTTAATTCCACTAGGATCAGTCAATATAACATCATAGACTTGTCTACCAGGTGCTAATGCAGCTGTTTGTACATCACTCAAAGATAATTTAACTTCTCCACCAGTAGCATTAGAAATTGATGCAGTAAATGCTGTTTGATTAGTAGATGCATGATGCTTTGATATTTTTGAAGCAACACTATATCCCGTCAAATTCTTAGCAGCATTAGAAGTATTATCTTCCAATGTAAATGTTTGACTGAAATCAGCACCTTGGTTTATAACAAGATTAGCAACGTATACTGCCATATTACCAAATTATTATTTTAACTATTTATTAGTTAACTCCTTCAACATAGATTTGATTTCATCGATTTCATTTCTAAGTCTATCTATTTCATCCTTTTCGGATTTTCTCTTATTTTTAACTCTAATATACTGATTATATTCAGAAGAATCTGTATTAATAATTGCACCAGCATCATTACGATACAGATTCTTATGTCCTTCTACCTTTATCATGCTAATGCGATAACTCTGAAGTCCTTGAATCTTGGAGCAAATGCCTCATTAGTTCCACTCATCACTATTTTAATTCTAAATCCTGTGAATGGTTCTAAATCATCAGTACTGAATTGGTATTCAGAGAACTCATTTTCTGCATTTGCTACAACTCTAGCATCAGGTCTTCCATTATTTTTTGTAGCATCTATGATTCTGTCTCCAAAACCATCTCCATCAGTATCTCTTAGATTATCATATCCAGGGAATGGAACATATGCTTGATCAACATCTTCAGAATCATTTCTGAATAACTGATAAAGAACTCTAAAGTCTGCACTTGTATGCCTATATGCACCAACAACAACCTTCAATGAAGATGATGGATTCTTGAGATCTACTCTCTTAGTTACGTATATTCCAGTATGAGGATCCTCAGAAACTGAGTTAGATGCACCATTAGATGCATAATCATTAACTGGTTTATTCAACCTATTTCTACCTAAAATCACAATAGCATTATCTAA